TGATATGATTGTCCTATATCAGAATACCAACGACGTGCACGCCCGGCGCGTGCTGCCTTCTGAATATCGGGGTGATAACTCGGCCTACAGGAAGTTGTGGGATACGAGCGAGATCGAACGTGCCTCGTCGCTGCCGATGCGCTTCAAATTGCCGACAGATCAGAAATTATCGATGTCTACCGCAAAAGGTTCCGTCCCGCACTTATGAATGAAAAAGGGGAGATCGATTTACCATCTGCTGCTAAGCAGTTGGGTGACTACGCTTTCCCTGACCAGGCTAAAAAAACAAAAGATGATAACGAAGAGAGAAAAGAGACAGAAGAAGAGACAGAGATTGAAACTCCTAGTGCTGACGCTAGTTCAGACACTAGCGCTGAAGGTTCTGATTCGTCCGGTAAGGGTCCTTTGTTTGATCAACAGCCCGACATTCCTGGTTCTCAGGCAATGGATTGGGTTAAAGAACTTCTCGATCGCTACCCAGCTATTAGAAGGGAGGAGCGTGAAGCCGAAATGCAGCGCTATGTGCTGCAGGGGGCTCTACGTCAGCAGGGTTTAAAGGAGCTTTCTCGCCGTGCTATCGAACAGAAGAACATCGAGGCGTGGAGTAATCTCCAAGTTGCTCGACAGTATGCGCAAGCGCAGCAAGCTACTGCACTGGCTACTACGGCGTACCTCTCTCAAATTCCTAATTACAATGTAATGCAAGCTATGAACGAGGGTATGAAGGCTGGAATGCAGAACATCCAGATTCAAGCTCCCACGCCACCTCAGCCTCGTTCTTACTTCCGGGGGGTGGGCTGATGGTTTTCGATCCTATTAGTGCGGTCACAGCTGCCGGTACTCTTGCCGGAGGTGCTGGTTCTCTATTTGGCGCCATTCGTGGACAACCTGCAGGCGACTTTGCCTCTTTATATGCTGCACAGTTAGCTCCTGGTAACGTAGGCTTAACCACAGCTGCTCAACAGCTCGCCGCCCTTACTGGTCCTTATATCCAAGGCCTTAACACTAATACTCAGCTACAGGCTTCTCAAGCCTTAGGTCAGTTCAATCAGGCTGCGTACAAAGATCAAGCTAACACCGATCTGTTAGCTGGTTTAGCTGGTGCTTACCAGAGTGCTCTGATTGGTAACGAAGATTTTGCTGCTAAGGCAAAGACTTCTACTGAGTTACTCGGCCCCACTACAGCTGCTAATCTTACCAGTCTGTTTGGTACTACTGCCGGTGCCATTCAAAATACTGTTCTTGGCGGTGAGTCTTCCGCTATGAACTCTATTACTCAAGGCCAAGTAGCTCAAGGTCTTAACGCAGCTAACTTGCGTAACCAAACGGCTGCTGAGCTTGCCTCTACCAATATGGATATCCGTAAGCAGCAAGAGCAAACTAAGAATCAGCTGGCCATACAGCGTGGTCAGATTGAAGGTCAGCTTGCTCTGAAACGTTTCGGTGCCGGTATGGCCTTAGCTGGTCAGCAGGCGTTTGCATGATTACTTCTACTATTGGTAACTCTCAGACTGTTGCTGCTTGGTTAGACTCTTTAGATAAGTCTAATAAAGATGCGTTCTTGTTTTATGCTAAAAATGCTGCCAGTGACGTAGAAGCTTACCTATATGCTAGGTTTTTGAAGCCTAGCTATGACGGTAGTATCAGCGATCTGACTGCTTGGGTGCAGGAGAAGTACCCTAAGGTCGATTTGCGTAAAGTCCTGCTCATCGAGATTGATGAGCTGCAGATGGATATTAGAAACGTTAGAGACATGACGACTACAGGCATGTTGGATCATGCCACGGCGGCTACTAAGATCTCAGCGCTTCAGAAAGAACTTCGCTCGCACATTCAATCTGTTCGAGCCATTACTGATGGCATGGATCGGCGTGGCCTGTTACTTGCCGGTGCCGATCGCTGCCTCAGGGAATTGAACCAGACCTTTGACTCACAGCCGACGATTCAAGCTCTGCTTGAAGATGCTGCGCTTCTGGTCTGGTCCGTGGTTGAGCGAGAAGAGAAGAGTTAATTAACTCTCTTCATACGCTTCATGATACTTTCGAGTGGGCATCGGAAGATTCCCATAAAAGCATCATTTACACCCAACGACATAACAAGTTGTGTGTCTTCGATGTAGGCACCAAAAGGCAGGATCACTGCTGGTTGGAACGACACAACATTAGCGTTGGCGTCTGTCCATGAAATAAGCCTGTCATTCAGAGAGCCACTGAAAAGGGGCTTCTCGTCTACGTACAGGACTTCTTTAAACTCCTTATCGATAATGTAAGCTCCGAGGTGATACAGCAGGTATGTAAACCCTGCTTCATCCTTGGCCATGTGCTTCCAGTGGTAGAAGATCAGATAGCCGTAACCGAGGTTGATTGGCGGCAGTGAGTTGAAGGTTGCGCTACCGCCTGTAGCTGCCTCTAGCGGACTGGTATCTATTTCAACGTTGTCACCTCGCTCACACTCGATCTTCAAAGGCCTCGTGGAGTAGAGGCACTTAAGTTGATCGTCATGGGAGAAGAAACACCAGTTTTTCTCGGGTTTTCCTATGACTTTGTTCTCACCAATAGGCGGGATCGCTGGGTATAAAGCTTCCCCTTCTTTGTTTAAGTAGCAGACGATTACTTTCGGTTGATCGAATAGTTTTTTGTCTTTTTTGTTGTACTTGCTGGCGTATGTAGACCCAACAAACTGAACATATAGTTCACCGTCAGGTCCGTGAAACAGCCGTGGATCTTCGTAGCTAAGCCTGTGCGGCTTTGATCTAATCTTTTTCGCACCCAGGATTGTACTGTCGTCAGCGAGTTCACCGATGTACACCTCCGTAGGAGTTTCGTTCATGTAGAAGTAATTACTGTCGTGCCGGAAGCAGAAAGGTTCGGGCTGACAGCGCCAGGCGATCAGGGTTCTGTCGCCGTGCTTGATAATGCTAGGGCTGAAATTGGCAACTGCCTTGTCCGGTAGACCGTGTGTGATCCTGGTGAACTTGCCGCCAAGCGCTTCGGCCTGTTGGTAGACGTTAGGGATACCCTTCTCTTCTTTGCGGATCAGTTGAGCCACGCCGGAGTATGCGTGGAAGAAGCGGTTAGTCGATTGCATAATCAGGCGAGGAGATCAGTGATTGCTTGAGAGAAACCATCAGCGATGTGTTCCCATCTGTATTCCCGACGCTGAGTCAAGGCGTAGCAGGCGTCTGCAACTTCCATGTAAGTACTTACATTTTCGTAAAGCTCATTTAACTGACTGCATACTGAGTCGGTATCGACTAGACCCCTAACAACACCGAGATCTTTATCGGTGACCCAAGTTGCGATGTCTGCGAGCATACCCGCCCCTTCCCAAATGTCTTTGCATACAGTGTGATTAGGTACGATCTGAGGACGTTTGCAGCTTGCGTGCTCGAAGCTAACTAAGCCCCAGCCTTCGCCGTCTGCTGTATTCAGGCCAACGTCCGTGGCGTTATAGATGCGGTTAAGAAGTTCGTCTGGTGGAGCGTCCAAGTAAGAGATTGAGTTGGACGTAAGAATCAAGCGGTTGTACGGGTCTAAGCCGTACTTCTCCATCTCCCGTTGGAAGATCGGCATAATGTCCCACCCTAGGTCTTTAAGACCCATGTGGAGATACAGCATCGTATCCGGTTTATCTACAGCGAACTTGGCAAACGCCTGGATCGTTAAATCAATGCGTTTGCGGGGTTGGTTACGGTTGCCATTGAAGACAATGAACTTGTCTTTCGGGAGTCCCAGGCTATCGCGTGCCTCGTCTTTAGACATGGGTTTGAATCGCCCGTTGTCTACACCGTGAGGCAGAACCGCCAAGCGCTTCGGATGGATCTTGTGTTTCAGTAAGCGTTCAGCACTGCCGATCGTGAACGTCGTGGCCAGATCCCAGTGCTCGATGTTGCGCAGCATATCGGGGAGATACGCTTCGCTATCCGTAGGGAAGTAAGCCAGAAACTTAAATTTGTGCTGTTCCTTCAGGAAGTGGACTTTCTCCCACACCTGATTCAGTACCCAGATGTCATTCAGACCTATAAATACGTCTGGTTTGACTTTGGATACGATCTCCGGCAGCCGCTGCATACCAAAACGGTCAGGAGCGTTGACCGTGGCAGCAGGGTAGATATCAAAGGGGTATTCGTGAGGATCCCCTACAGCGTTAATTCCCATGACTGTAACGTCATGGTGTTTATGCAAGTGATCTAGTACACTGTGCGTTACTCGTCCAAATCCAGTGTTAGAACAAGCGTCTCCGTACCAAAGTACTTTCGCCATTCAGATGTAGAATCTCGGTAGGGTCACTATAGCAACACTGTCAGGATATTGATATGCCGAGTCGCGAGTCTTTTGCTTACCGTCGTGCTGCACAGATCAAAGCAGTTCGTGCTCAAGAGACAACAGAAAACGCTGTAGATACTATTTACACCAAGGCTGCTAACGATTTCCAGACGTTCTGTACGGTTCTAGATAAACCGCCAGCCAAGCACATGCTGGAATGGCACCAGCACTTGATAACAGGTGATTCTAATAAATATCTTATAGATATTGCTGGACCTAATCTTGACATTCTAAGCCCTAGAGGCTCTGCGAAGTCAACCGTACTAAACCTGTTCACTGCATGGACTATAGGACGGCACACGTCTGCGAAGCTGCCTCTGCAGATTATTTACGTTTCGTATAACATCAATACCGCTATACCCAAAAGTCGAATTATCAAGCAGATCATCGACTCTGCTGAGTTCAAGAAGATTTTCCCTCGCGTTCGATTGAAGACTGGTATGCAGTCGGACGTTGGCTGGTCTATTGATTTTGAGTACGCAGGCATCCCCCGCGTGGGCGATGAAGAATTTACTCTTCGTGCAGCCGGTCTTAGAGGTTCTATTACGTCTAAGCGTGCTCACCTTGTTATTGTAGATGACCCCATCAAGTCTAGTACGGATATCAAAAACCCTACTATTAGGGAAGAAATGAATAATAACTGGTCTTCTGTGATCGCGCCGATTATCTTCGAAGGTGGGCGTTCTATTTGCTTGGGTACTAGGTTCCACCCACTCGACATCCACAAAACTCTGTTTGTTGAATCAAAAGGCTGGAAGCAGGTAACTCAAGAGGCCTTGACTTATGACAATCGCGGTGAGGCTGTAAGTTACTGGCCTGAGCAGTGGTCCGTTAGTTACTTACAGCAGCAAAAGGAACTGGATCCTGTAGCTTTTGCCTTCCAGTACCAGCAACAGCCTGTTCTAACTTCAGACCTGATTGTCTCGCCTGAGCTATTGGTCAAAGGCGAAGTGGTTACAGAGTTCGATTCACTGGCTGTAGGCATCGACCTGTCGGCCAGTAAGAACGAAACGAGTGATTACACAGCTTTCGTTCTGGGTGGCCGCCTGAAAGATATGTACTACATCATCGATGCTCACCAATGCCGGAGTATCGGAAATTTAGAAAAGATCGATCTGCTGTGCGATATGTTGTTGGAGTGGGGCATTCTCTATAAGCAAGAGGATCGGTATGTCCCTACGTACTCCACGGTGTCGCTGGTAGTTGAATCCGTGGCGTATCAGGCGTCTTTGGCGGCGGATATCAAGAGGGTGTTGATTAACGAGCGAGAGTTGACGAATTTACATGTCCATGAAGTTAAAGGCTTCCGGGGCGACAAGCTGTCTCGTTTTAGAGGCACCTTGGGAATCCTTGAGCATAAAAAGGTGGTGTTTAACAAGTACAGGAAGTTTGATGCGCTCTTTGAACAGTTAATAAATGTTGGTGCTACGTCGCACGATGACTTACTGGACGCATATACTTGGTTGATCACATTCCTCCAGCGGCGTGGCAACTTCTCCATCGAGTACTGATGTGAAGAGTATTTGGGTCGCTATTACTGCGCACAAACCGCTTGAGCGTCTGTCTACGTTACTTAATACTCTGTCGCAATACGATTCTTTCCCGTACAGAGTTACTGCTTGTATCTATATTGATTATGGTTCTCAGGGTGACCTGGAGTTCCTAGAGAAGTCTGTAAATATTTTCAAGAATGTAAACACTAGCGTCAAGGTCGCTAGCCCTGGCTATGAAGGCTGGTACTTGACCTGGGCGCATAAAACGGATCTAGCTCTTGAGATTTTAAATAGAAGGCATGATTATTATATTTATCAAGAGAATGATATGGCTCTCAATTTAGATAATTTTCATTACTGGTTAGCTTGGAAGCCACGCTTGGCTAAGTCCGGGTTTGAGCCTGGATTTATTAGGTACGAAGAGTACAACGGTTTATGCGTTCCTTTCGATAATCACTATCGGTACTCCCTTTTGAGAGAGACGCCTAACGTCTGGTCTGACGTTGGGTTCACTGTTCCTAAAATATTAGTGGTAGATCATGAGATAAGTGTGTTTGTGCAGGCCGCTAACCCTTACTATGGAGCGATGATATTAGATCAGAAGGATGGTGAGGCTTATATCCGGTCTGACAGCTTCGATCCTGAGAAGAGTTACGCCCGCGTAGGCATCCGTAACTGGCCTATCGCAGATAGAAGTTCTATGGGTTTAGCTTTTGAAGATGTTCCTGCTGGGTATGAGCATCGTCGTTGCATCCCCCTGATCAAGAAAAATGGAAAGTATATTCCAAAAGCATGTTGTTTGATGAAGCATAATGACTATAAGTACGCTCCAGAGTTAAGTAAAAACGGGGTTGATCTTATAGACTGTACCGAAATGTTTGTTCTTGAGTGACTTTAACTAGAGGGGCTGGCCGGGTTTCGGTGTGTTACATCCTTAACGGTCAGCGCGGAGCTGAAATCCTTGAGCGTTCTGACGCCTATAATCTTCTGAAGTTTCTTAGAGAGCACAATGGAACCGTCTACTGGTTCAACGCAGCCTAGTGATCTCGATTCGGTCTTAAGCGAGCGTGGGAGCCGTTACGGATGCTTCATTGGTCACGCTCGTATTACTCAGCATCTTAAAGATGTAATAGCTAAAGGTCTTGTGTGTGAGAATAAAAGGTTAGCTGATGATCAGAAAGAAGCTCTAGATATGATTTGTCATAAGATTGGACGGATTGTAAATGGAGATGCCGACTACGACGACTCCTGGCGAGACATCGCAGGTTATGCGATGTTGGTATGCGATCGACTGAACGGAGTTGTTAGGTAGAATAGTGGAAACAGTTTATTGATATGGATCTTCGTGCTTTCGGCGGCGTTTACCCGTATCGCGGTGAAGTTCCGTACACCAGTGGCTTTGGTTTTGTGCCATCGCCTAGCGGAGACGGCGGCTCAGTAAATTTTGCCGCTTGCCGTGCCCTTTTTATCATGTCTAAAAGCAACGGAGCTGGCGGCACGTTAACTGTAGAACTGAGTGATGCTCCTGGGCAGTATGCTCGTGCAGAGAACTTAAAGGGCGATATGTTGGTTCCTGTCTCTTGCACAGCTATCCACAGCGGTGACATTGGCGGCGTTTTTGTTCTCTACTGATGACTGAAGTTGCTAAAAAACGAGATCCGCAGAAGTGGGCGAGGGCTAAAGCGAAAGCTCGCGCCAAAATGGGCGGCCACAGTGCCCGTGCTATGCAGTTGGCTACAAAGTATTACAAGGACATGGGAGGCAGTTACGAAGGTAAAAAGTCATCTAAGAACAGACTATCTAAGTGGTCTAAGGAAGATTGGCAGACTAGGGAAGAGTACGAGAAGAAGAAAGACTGATGGCCGACCTAGCTCGCGAAGAAGGCCGAACTGAGCGGTACTTACCTAAAAGTGCCTGGGCTCGACTGTCCCCCGAGGAACGTAGGGCTACTGACGAGAAGAAAAAAGCTGCCACCCGTGGCGACAAACCAGTCAATACGCAAGTTTCTAATACAGAAGCTGCAAAACGGGCCAGCCGTAAAGCCAGGGCTTATCTAAGTCGAGACAAATCCAACTGATTTTTGTGTTTTAAAGCTGTCTGTACTACTATATTGACAGCTTGAAGCGGCTGATGCTGTTCGATTGTTTCCTTTACTTCAACGAGAAGGAGCTTTTAGAGCTTCGATATGAGCTTCTTAAAGACGTTGTAGACGGTTTTATCATCACAGATGCAGATCGTACGTTTAAGGGCGACCCTAAACCCTTTACGTGCGTTGATACTCTTCGGGAGCTAGGCATTCCTGAGGACAAAGTGCAGGTTTTACACGTTGAGCTCCCCTCTAAAGAGGAGATTTTCAGCCCGTGGGCGCGAGAGTACGCTCAAAGAGACGCTTTGGCTGTCGGTATGCGGATGACTCCGCCCGATTCTGTCTTCTTTTTCAGTGATGTAGACGAAATTCCGAGGCCAGAAGCCCTAATTGAAGGCGCTCGTATCGCTAAAGACTCCCCGGATCGCTGTATTCGGCTGTCAATGCCTATGCTTTATGGTCGGGCCGATCTTCGAGTTACAGATCCGAACGGTGATGACACAAAAGCACCGAATAATTGGATTTGTGGCACCTTTGTACTCCACGAGCACCTGAATGGCGAGACGTTATCTCAGATTCGGCGGAATCCGAACGACTGCATCTACGGGAACTGCGATGCCGGGTGGCATTTTTCGTGGATGGGAGGCCCAGACCGGCACAAAACTAAGGTTCAGTCTTTTTCTCACTGTTATGACGTTATTCCTAATGCTGTAGCACCCGCTGACAGCCAGGAAATGCTTGATTTTATGGATAAGTACAAGGCTGAGGCTGGTGCTACAGATCCTTTAGGCCGCACTGACCACATTCTTGTCGATTATCCCCATGAGTTTTTGCCGCCTGAGCTGTTTAGAATAGATCGAGTCAGAAGTTTCCTGCTTCCGACCTCAAATTGACGATAAACGGGTTTAAATCTGATGCCTGCTGATAATCTGAGCGTCCGCAGTCGCTTTAGTGAGATTCTGGAGGCTGCGCGAACCCAGGATCGCAGCAAGCAATCGGCCACGATGGTGGTCCTGGGTCATTTACAGCAGATGATCCTGCTGATGATGAAACAGGGCCTGTTTTTCTACTGCGAGCAGGATACTTACGGTGCTAGGACTAAATTTCTAGCTGATCTTATAGATCTGAACAGGTTAGACATACGTTTTCCGGCGATCATCCGTAATTTCTTGATCGACGGCTGTGGTTTGTTCTATTTCAGGCCTGATCAGAAGTTAAAGTACCAGATTTACTTTTTTAACAAGGATCAATACAAAGTTTATCACGATGTTAACGGCGGCATAGAAGAAGTCGTTATTCTGTACAGCTATAAAGTTAGAAATTCTGCTTTGGGGCTTCCTAGCGAAGCTATGAATCAGAATAAGCGCTATGTTCGCTTATCTTTGACTGCAGATACTATTTCTGAGTACGAATCGAACACAGAACTGAGTTTTGACCTTGAACCCGGCGGTTTGTTGAGTCCTAAGAGCAAAAAACCCAATGCTCTGGGCTTCATTCCCGCTGTGGAGGTTTTAAATAAGCCAAATGCCAGTGGTACGGAGGGCGAAGGCGAGTTTGAACAGTTCATGGAGGCTATCGTTCTTCATGATCAGATGATGAGCAATATTGCCAAGAACATTGAGTTCTTTGGTAATCCCACGCTCGTCAGCTCCCGTCCCCGTAGCGATCTGGTCGAATCTGCCGGCGGTGACCGTAATTTCCGCCCGACTATTAGTAGTCAAAGCGGTTTTGCTGGTATCGATAATCCGTCAACTCGGGTTTCTGACCCGTTTGGCTCGAACAGTTTGCTTGGCGGTTTGCGTGTTCCGCGAATCATTGCGAACGTTGAACCGTCCGATCGGGTCGGCTTCCTGACGCCTGACCCGGTTAACGGTGACATGAACCGTTACGCTCTGTTGCTTCGGGAAGAAATCCGAACAGCTTTAGGCGGCGTGGATGAGATTTCGATCTCAGCTGGTGCAACCGCCACGGAGATTAAAGGTTTGATGGGTCGGGCTCAGGCCACGGCCACCCGTAAAAACAAGAGCTTCTTAACCTACGGATTCTGTAGGCTTCTTGAGATGATTCTGTATCATCAAGAGAACGTCTTTAGAGAGTCGTTTGTTGAGGTTACGGGCATGAAGCCGCCCAAGCCTCCTGAGGAGCAAACTGAGGAAGCTGTCGCTCGTTATCAAACCCGCTTTGCAAAGTTTGAAGCGGACGTTGATGCGAGGATTCAAAAAGCCCTTGAAGCTCAAAAAATCCCGCGTGGCGTTTACGGGCTACCGCCTGATGGTGATCGGAACGTTAGCTTCCGGTATCAAGGCGATGTGTACGAAGACACTGCTTATGATCTTGTACAGAAGTCCGTTGTTGTTCGGAACTTGCAGGAATTAGGTGTCGATAGCGTCGAAGCTATTCGTTACCTTTTCCCTGATAAAACTGAAACTGAGCGGGCTGAGATGTTGAAAGGATTTCCTTTCAGAATGGTTCAACAAACCCAGGGCGCTTTTCAGCAATTTCTATTATTATTGAATCAGATGTTGCAAGTGCCACATCCGCTTGCGCCGAACCAGCCCCTTGCCGCTGACCCTCGGCTCAACATAACTGGTCTTTTATACAGGACCTTCGACCACCTTGCGCAAGAATTAACTTACTCGGGCAGCTATGAGCCAGCAGATCCAAGCTTCGATCCCGAGCCCGGTCTCTCCGGCGGTAGCAGCCCCGCAGGCGGCTCCCTCGGCGGATATGGGTTCAACCAGTTACCCGCAATGGGTAGCCAATACCCAGGGGGCACCTTCGGTAGCTATGCCCCAACAGCCGTCGCCGGCAACACCGGCTATGGCCCCTTCTACCAACAACCAGTTCAGCCAGTCTCCGTCCAGCTACTCCCCGAGCAATCCGTGGGAGGCAGCAATGAGCAGCCTGGAGCGGGTGGTTTCGCAGATTTCGCCGTCCCCCAGCCAGACAGCATCGTATCCTCAGTACCAAACGGCACCGCAGGTTACAACACAGTACAGTCCGAATTTACAGGCCCAACCGGCGCAATATCCGGCGGCCCAGGCTCCGCAGACCTCGTTCAGCAACGCCTCTACAACCCCGACTTCTTATCAGGGTTCTACGGCGACACCTCAACTCAGCGCCGAAACCGCCGCCGTCGTTAATCACTTCGGTATCGAGGCCCCTGGCATTCTGAATCAGTATGCCACCACGCTGGAAGATGCTCTGATCCAACAGCAAGCTGTGCTTGAGCAAACCACTCAGCGTGCTGCTGCCATGGAGCACATCCTGACCGATGGTGACACCCTGGCCGATTACACTGATCGGTACTTCACTGAAGTAGAGCCGATTGATGTGCAGACTGACGAGGGTTATTACGACGATCAAGGTCAGTTCTGGCCGAATCAGCAAGCCACTGCTCCTAACTACGATCAGTTCCCTGCTGTTCCTGCTAGTGCTTCTGCTGGGAACACTGCTGTGAATCCTGACATGCAGTGGCAAGGTTTTAATCAGGTTATGAACCAAGCCCCTGATCAAGCGTGGCGTTATCTGTCTCAGATGAGCCCCGAGGCCGTGCGCAGCAAACTGCTGTTCATGGACCAAGGCTGATATATTTAGCTTGTAGGGTTTGTGAGGGACTCGCTCTAAGCGGGTCCTTTTTTATGTAAAATAGTTATAACTGGTGTTTATTAGGGTGCCTTTTAAGAGCGAAGCACAAAGACGTAAGTTCTATGCCATGGCTGAGCGAGGTGAAATTTCTAAAGGTAAAGTAGCTGAGTACGAGGAAAAGACTAAAGGCGATTTGCCTGAAAGAGTTTCGAAAAAATCTAAGGCGAAGGAAAAGGCTAAGATGTACAGTGAGAGAAAGAAATCCTCTGAAAATGCCTAATCCTCTTGGTCGTAACCGCCGCATTGATTCTGGTTCATCTGACTCTTCTGCTGAGGTTGCTCGGTTGAAGGATGAGCTCAACGAGCTCCGTAAGATGTATATGCAGGACATGGCTAGTGTTAGTAGCGATATGCGAGTGCTCGTTTCGCAACTTGCTGCACAAACTGAAACCCCTGCGGCTGACGGGAATGTGGGTAGTCCTGATGTTCCTGCTGTCGATAATCCTGGTGTTGATATTCCTGCTGCTGGATGACTGATCGGCCATGCCGTATCTTCCTCTGCCTAATTTCAATCATGACTCTGGGCCGAGGAGGATACAGTCTGGCCCAGATAATGAAGGCTATGTAGTTTTATACTCCGGCGTTGAAGCTACTGGTCCTAATGAAGGGATCGTTGTAGCTGGGTCGCCGTTGAGTGGGACGATTGCGGCGGCGGCGTGGGATTACGATTCGAACTGGCGGTATGTTCCTGGGGTATCGCCTAGTCAAAGTGGATCGGCGTTAGACCCGACACCGTATAAC